CTGAAGAATGGGACAACCATTAACTTCAGGTATATGCAGCAGCAATCACGTGCTGGAGATGAAGCAGCTACGAGTAATCTGTTAAGTGCTACATATGATTGGATCGTTGTGGACCAGATCGAAGATCCAGAGATCGTTCATAAGGACTTTCTCGATCTGATGGGCCGACTTAGAGGCTCAACACCATACACGGGCAACGATCTAACAATGCCTCACACGGGTCCGCGTATGATGATCTTAACTTGTAACCCGACGCGGAATTGGGTATACAAGAAATTGGTCCACCCGTTCCATTTATTTAAGGAGTCGGGACTTATTACTCCTGACTTAATAGTGTTGAGAGATAGACATGGTAAAGTTGTTAAGGGAGAAGATGGTAAGCCTTCTCTTTTATTGGATATTGTTGAGGGTAGTACGTATGAGAACGCACATGTCCTTGAACCAGATGTTATACAGGGACTTGAGAGCACGTATACTGGGCAGATGAAGGATCGCTTCTTATTAGGACAATGGGCCGCATATGAAGGATTAGTGTATCCGCAATATAATGATCTAACGCATTCGGTAGAGCACAGTGACATCATTAAGCTATGGCGCAAACTTACTGATCAAGGTTTGCTTATACCTTTTATTGACGGGTATGATTTTGGTATTGCTCGACCTTCTTGTTACTTGATTGCATTTGTAGATGATCAAGGGAATGTGGTCATCGTAGATGGATTCTATAAAGCTGAATTGGGTATTCTAGAACAGGCGGAGAAGATTAGACAGATACGTAATAAGTGGAAGATGTCGCTAGATCAGGATTGCTACGCTGATCCTAATATATTTAGACGATATGGTAGTAATAGTGGTAATGTCAATGAAACGGTGGCTAGTCAATTTCTTAATTTGGGTGTCCCTATGCGGAGAGGTAATAATGATGTACTCGGGGGGATTGTCAAAGTCGGCAGTTATCTCACTCCTACTCGCTTCCACCGTAATCCTTTCACTGATAATTTTGGGGCTCCTCATTTATATGTATCAAGGAAGCTTGATTGGTGGATAGACGAGATTGGTGGGTATTATTGGGATAAGGATACTAAAGGGGAGAGAGAAGATCGGCCTAATGATAGAAATGATCATGCGATGGATACGACGAAGTATATGCTCACTAAGCTAGATGCAATCGCTCGGCCTGATCCGCGTCTTAATCAGGAAGTTAAGTATTTACAGTGGATGGAAGGCGAAGTTGAAATCGAGTCGCAGAGGAAGTGGCGTCATACTAATAAACGTGCTCCAGAGATGAGAGAGATTTGGTGATGGCCGAAGATACTGGTGAATATGATGCGATTAGTCAGAGCCTCACTGAAGGTGGTATTACTCCTGAGAAAGAGACACAGGAATATAGCCCATCTTATAAGATGATGGCAGATACGAAGATACCAGTTAGTAAACAATTGGGTAAGTTATGGAAGTCGAGGAGAGATCAGGCTAAGGCGAAGTTGAAGAATGAAGGTATTGCAGATGCTTGGGACGAATGTATTCGTTACTATAATAATGATCAAGTCACGCAGAGTGACGTATCAGGTAGTCCAAACACGTCAAGAATGGCGCGTAAAGGCACAGGCGTAAGCGATGAACACATCGAAACGGAGAATGTTGTATTCGCCAATACTACCGCACTTGTTCCCGCTACCTACGCTAAAAATCCAGATGTTGAAATCACCCCTAATGATAAGCAGGATGAAAAGATTGGCTTGTTCGCCACGTGCGCGGAGAGGTTGGTCAACGCATTATTCGCAAGGAAGACAAGTCCGGGTATCAACTTAAAGCCGAAAGCGCGTAAGTGCATTATAATGTGTACACTTACGAACGTTGCTTATCTCGAATTAGGCTGGACGGATAAAGAGGATAGTTCGGAAGCAACGTTGAATGAAATACAGTATGAAGCGGATAGGTTGGCTAAAGCGAAGGATATAAAGGAGATCGAAGAGATAGAGGGATGTCTGGCGGCACTTGAAGAGAAGGTTGATGTGCTCACTCCGAGTGGTCCGTGGGCTAAGTTCAGACATCCGAAAGACGTACTAAGAGATCCCGCGACTACTCATAACGATCTTACAGATTGTAATTGGATACTGATTGCCGATTACGTCCCGACAACACTGCTGAGGGCGATATACTTTAAAAAGAAGGAGGACAAAGAAGACGAATGGGAATCGATCTACGCTCCGACTCATGTATTAAATGCGAAGTCGGGCGGAGGACATACCGATGAGGAAATTACGAACTTCTCTTTACTAGATGGACATAAGGATTATCACTCATATGGGTACGATGATGAAGAAAGCTATTGCAAGGCGCAATACACGAAAGTCTGGCGAGTATACGATAAGGTTACCAGACGGTTACTTCTGTTCAACGATAAAAATTGGTCGTGGCCGATCTGGGTATGGGACGATCCTTATAACCTCACCAACTTCTTCCCGGTCTATTGCTTGGAGTTTTATACCGATCCCGAGGGCGACTATGCTCGATCTGAGGTCATGTACTACCTCGATCAGCAAGACGCAATTAACGAGATTGCGAGTGAGCGGAGGAGAGCGATAGCATGGGCACGGAAGAATCTGTTTTACGATATCGATGCGATAAAAGACAGTGCAGTTATTTCCGCCTTTCTAAGTGGTGCAGAGAAGGGAGGTGCCATAGGCGTTAAAGTGCCAGATGGAAAGAAGATGTCAGACTTAATATTCAGCCTACCTCCCCCTTCTGGACAGTTTATGCAGTTGTTCGATCCTCAACCGTACTTACAAGCCATCGACCGAGTGTCAAGCGTTACAAATGTGATGAGAGGCGTCGAGTATAAGACTAATACGACTAATAAGGCCATCGAATCTTACGAGTCACAGACGCAGACACGACTAGATGAGAAGATCGATCAGATCGAAGACTTCATTGGGAATATTGGAGCGGGCTTGCTTGAATTATGTGTAAGTAAGATGCCCGCTGAGATGGTAGGCATTCTTACAGATGATAAGTGTGGAGAGATATGGTCGATGGTGACGCCAATGTCACCTCAGGATTTACATTCGAAGGTAGCGATGCGAATGGTTGGCGGTTCAGCGTTAAAGCCAACTGCACGTGCTAAGAAGGAAGAAGCTCTACAGATGGGGCAGATACTCGGACAGTTTGGTAAAGCTGTTCCTGCTTCCGTGCTCGTACTCATGAAGGTGATGGAGCGTGCTTTCGATGAGCTTGTCATTACTCAGGAAGATTGGGCAATGATTAGAGCGAGTGTGGAGAAGCAATTGCAGCCTGAGCAGCCTGAGCAACAACAACAGCCGGGCGGGGATAAGATTGCTGAAATGGAACAGATGATAAATCAACTACCTCCAGCGGCTAAACAGGCAATTGGAGCGGCTACTGCTAAAGGCGTACCGATAAGACAGGCTGTTGAAGAAGTGATGATGAAAGTACAACAGTCTAAGCAAAATAGAGTTACGGAGATCGCTAATGAAAGTGCGACTCCGAAGCAACCATCAATAGCGAGAGGACAGCCAAATGGCACCGCGCAGGGAATCCCTCAATAGCGACGTAGAAGATAATATGTTGGATACAGTTCCTGGAATGGAGCAGGATACTGGTGATGAGTTTAGTGGAGTTGACGACAGTACTCCCGACGAAGGCGGGCCAGATGGTGGTAGTGGTAGTGAGCGACAACAACCAGACCCTAATCAACAGCGTCAAGCTGATGACGCACAAGTTAGGTATGATCAAGCTGGTAATGTTATTGATGCTCGCGGTAATGTAATTGCTCCTGCTGGGCGAGGTAGGAGATTAGATGAGCAGAATAGACGCTATCGGGGATTGTTGGAAGCTAAAGAGAAAGAGTTACATCAAGCACAAGTGGCGATGGCCGAGGCTAAGTACCTTAACGGAGCACCGTCACAATTGGGCCTAAATGCCGACGAAACGGCTGCGGCTCTTGACATGATGGCGCTTTTTAAGTCTAATCCTAGCCAACTTGTCCAAATCGTCCTAGCAGAAGCGTCCTCTAAAGGGGTAGATTTAAACAAGTTACTCGGTTCGAACATAGGTACTGTTCAAACCGATGCAATTAAGAAGATGCTTGACGAGCGTTTTGCCCCTCTCGATAAAATGTCGAAAGAGCGGGCGCAAGAGGCTCAGTTAAATCAGGCCGTTCAAACAAGATATAATACATTCCTTACTAAATACCCTGACGCTGATCCGCATCAGGATGCTATCGCGAACTTAATGCGAACTCAAGGTCTTCACGAAACGGAAGCATACTTTAGAGTTCGCGAGTTTGCGCTTCGGAATGGGTTGAATTTTGATCAACCTCTTGGCCCACAGCTTGCTGCGATTATGCAACAAGGTGGTCAACAGCCGAGGCAACAAGCATCTCGTCGTCGTCCGATTGTTAATGGGCGTGGTCCCAGTAATGGTCAGATGACAGAACGTCGGACAGAGGTTGCTTCTCCAGATAGGAGTTATGCTTCTATTGTGGAAGAAGCTCTCGCAGAAGCAGGGTATCAGGGATAATGTCTGTTATCGCAACGGTTCTCAACTCCACACTCACTAAGAGTCGTGGCAAGTTGATTATGGCCGCGGTCAAAAGTAATGCTTTTGTCGCGTGGGCAATGGCGACCAATCGCGTCGAATATGAAGATGGCGGTTGGGAGATCACTAATCCTCTTACTGTTGGTCGTAACCCTAACGTGGGAACTTACGAGTATTACCAAACACTCCCCGTTAATCAGACCAACGAGTTTACGACTGTTCGCTATGGATGGAGCAGGTTCGCAGGAACCGTGATCATCTCCGAACAGGAAGAAGACGAGAATAGAGGTCGAGCACAAATCTTCAAGTTGATGAAAGCGAAGATGGAAGTCCTTGAAGAGAGTATTAAAGAGCAGTTTTCTGCGTATCTGTATGCTGCTGGTGGTGGTACTGATCCTCTCGGTCTCGCATCACTTATCCCAGACGATCCTACTACGGGCACACTGGGTGGCCTGTCTCGCGCGACCGAACCCCAATGGCGTACTTCTTCCTATGACTTCAATGTTGGCGGTATCGACTCTACTAACATTGAAGAAGCATTCGATGACATCCTTATGGACCTTACTGTGAAGGGTGAAAAGCCTGACGTCATCCTTACAGGGCGTAACTTGTATCGTATCTATCGTGCGGCAGTGCGTGACAAGATTACGATTAATCTTGGTGATAGCAACAACGGCAAAAAGATGATGGACCTTGGCTTCAAGGGGGTCTCGCATCAAGATGTGCCGATGATGTATGATGAAGACTGTCCTGTGAATAAGGCATACTTCATCAATTCGAAGTTCCTACGCCTCCATATCCTCAAGCACGTCAATATGAAGGTTAAAGAACTTACTGCTCCGTGGAATGTGGACGCGAACGGTTCACGTGTAGTTTGGCAAGGCCAATTCTGTATGTGGAAAGCCTATCGTACTCACGCTGTCCTTATTAACGAGTGAGAGAGATGGCACATTCAGTACTACCGAAACTCGACAAGCCCGTACCGAAGTTCACTATCGAAGACGGTGGGGCATATAAGCGTAGAGTCGCTACTTATAGTAAGGAGAAGCGGCTCTTTAACTACGGAGAGATTGAGGAACCTTCGTCTTTTATCCTCAAGTTTCCTAAAGGCCACTCAATCAGGGTAAGGACTCGTGCAGAAGTGGAGCGTCTTGTTGGTGATCCCGAGAACGTCGAACTTATTGATCTCGAGACGAGTGACGTTGTTGGAGTTAGCCATCGACCGCTTAAGAAAGGAGATAAGTAATGGCTCAGGGTGTAAACGCACAGCACTTTGACACTTGGAATCCAAACGTCAACATGTACGTGCCTGATGCTCAGTTCAGTGCAGATATCGATTATCTGACTGGTGAGTACAGGGCGGATTATGGTGCTTGTCCTGCTATCAATGCTACTGGTGTACTTGCCGGTGGTAACTGGGCGACAGCGGGTTCTAGTAACGTATTCGCAGCAACTCTTACACGTGCGGCACTTGCTCCTTATGGTAGGCAGTTGTCGTTCGTATCACTCGCTACTGCTGCCAATGTGGTCACCATTCAAGGTCGCGACTACATGGGTCAACCGATCCGTGAAACGCTTACTATCAATGGTGCAACTCCGGTCAATTCACTTAAAATCTACAGGTGGATTGAACTCCTTACGTGGACGGCACCAAACGGTGCAGCTACTACTGTCAATATCGGTTGGACTGATGTCTTCGGTCTTCCGTATCGTACTATCGCTGTACAGAATTGGTTCGAAGACGGAGTGAGTGCTACAGCGGGTACGTTCGTTGCTGGTGCGTCTAATAGTGTCGCACAAACTGCGGGCAGTAGTGATCCTCGTGGTACTGTAGACTTCACTTCTGCCTCCAATGGTGTACGTACCTTTGCACTCATTGGTGTTGCAGACTTGACTGAGTTGTATGGGATTGCTCACTTCGGTGGTTAGTACTAGTGGGGTTTCTTATACATATAAGAAACCCCACTAACTTGAGGTGAATGATGATAACATTCAATGATCTTATTCAACGTGTTATCGTTGAGTTAAGACAAGAACCGGGTATTAGTGTACAACAATATGCGGAAGATATTATCGCGGCCATTATACAACGACAGTTTAACGTCTTCTTCGATCACTACTGGTGGCCTAGTTATGTCGTTAATGGCGAGGCCATGACGCTCAATGGTATTGATGGTCGCGTCATAGAAGACTTACGAGATAAGATTAAACGACACGATGATATTAGATATATTTGGCTTGAGAACGATGTCGCACCATTAAATGCAATGCCTTCAATGACGAATCCAAATAATGCATCCTATCGTAGATATTACGATACGGTCCCAGATGATAAGATATTTAGAGTAATACCAATCACTACAACGGGAATTGTACGTGTTACTTATAGAACATTGCCAACTCGCTTTCTCCCTAACGATGTAGTTAAGCTCGATCCTGATCTATTAGTTTGTGCTACGTGTCTTAATTACCTAGCTGATGACGAAGACGCACCAGCAGCGATTAAGAAGTTTCAGGATGCTACGGCTAAACGAGAGGAGCAATTAAGGGCGGCTCTCAATCGGGGGCCGATTCCGTTTGGTGCTCCTGCGGCTAGTCCAATGACTGACTGGATGACCTAGTAATGTCAGCACTAAAAACAACGGTCGTTAGAGATTTCGGAGGAGGATTGAATGTAGTCGATGATGACCTTAATTTGTCGTCAACCTTTCAGCCTATCTTAGATAATGTACATAGAGGTATAGATAACACACTTAATGTAAGATGGGGCACGGAATTATTCGCAGATTTACGTCGTGGCAGCATACTTACAGGAACGGCACCCAGTGTTGCTACGTGGACCATCGATCTACGTGAGATCACATTTCAATACGCCTCTCATGGGATGCAGTCTGGAGATCACATCACTTTTACGGCTAACTGGACTAATATGGTAGGACTGAAGCCTGAAGAAGTGATCAATATCCCATTAGGTGTAAGGGTTACTGATGGTAATAACTTCACAGTCGTAATGAAGAGTAAGGCTACAGCGAGTGGTACGGATACAGCGGATAAGGCGGTAGTGAAAGATACACATTATCTAACTGGAGATGTAATCGATATTACCTATTTCGATGATCACATAGTAGTGTTTGATAAGTTGGGCGAGGTTGTTAAGATAAATGCAACGGGATTTATTACACGTATATGGGATAATAGTATAGCATTCACCACTCCCGGCTCTGCTCAACCGGGGCCGGGATGGACGAATCCCATTGATTACGTATCTACAGCAATCTTCAAAGGTACACTCATCGCATGTAATGGTGTAGATAAACCACTTATTATCGACTTTAGTAAGAATCCTAACGTCACTTATCTAGCTGATCCGGGCGACTCTTACAGTACTGCACACGTACCAGTATGTAAATATGTGTGTTCTATTGATAAGTGGCTCGTTATGGCGGGCGATCCTCTCTTTCCATATAGAGTACATATAAGTGCGACTGATGCCGCTGGTGTGTGGGAGGGGGCAACAGATAGTGATGGTACTAACATCGACCTAAACAACACTAATAGCTCGAGTCTGTTCATTAGAGGGATCAATAAGTTTAGGAATTTTCTCGCTGTTGCTTTCGATGATACAGTAGCGATGGTTGAACTGGGCATATTTGATAGTACGGAGCATAAACCGGAAGTAACGGATAGTGTGGCTCGTCACGGGGCAATATCACATAAGAGTATGATCTTTCTAGGTTTCGATCTCGTAATGGTTGATACCATTGGCGTTCCTAGTTTTAAGAAATCGCAATTCGATAATTCTATTGTCCCCGGTCGACTGAGTGAATTTATCGCTCCGATGTTACAGAAGAACATTAGTAGACTAACCCCGGCTACACTATTACGAGATGTGTTTAGTGTATACAGCACACACGATAGTAGATATATCGTATTCGCCCCCAATCACGATAATGTACCAATCGGTTTACCTAATGATCCAATCTATTACGTATACGAGCTTATAGGTACTAAAACGGCATTACTACATGCACCGAATCACTGTATGGAAGAAGGAGATCAGTTTCAGTTATCTCAATTAGACACAGTTACGACAGATATCCCTACTTACTGCATCGTCTCATCGGTTGTGAGTGAGGACATTATTACATTCACTACTGTTAACACTATCGGTGATGCTAAACGATGGGGTGGGCCGACTGTAGCATTTACTCGATTAAGAACAGAGATGACCGCTTATGCATTGACGTATAATAGGGATCTAAAGATTAAAGCATGGTCGCGTTATAAGGGATGGAACTTCGTAGCTGGTACTACCTCCCTCTATGGTCGTGTATTCCTTGCTACTAAGGGTAAGATATGGAGAATGGGTAATCGCTTTGATCCTATCTACGGTGACTTCAAAGGTGAATACGACAGTATATGGGGTAATAATATATCCTATAGTGTAGGACAGAGAGTTAAAGATACGGAGACTCACGAAGTCTTTATGTGTAAAATTGCCCACACTTCAGGACTAGAGGGGACATTCAGTGATAATAGAGACTTCTTTCCTTACAATTGGGAATTATACCGAGGTATGCCGATAAACTTCGTTGTCGAATTTCCTTGGGCTGACTTCGATAAGAGAGATATGACAAAGTTAGTAAGAACAATCAATGTCGATGCTAAAGGAACAGATCGCTTTACCGTACAGATGTTCCTTGATTATTACTATAAGCATAAGATAACCGGAATACGTACTCCTGCACTGAGTATGGATATGGTTGGTGGCGAT